AGCCTATGGCTTTTACATCACCACGCTCACCAATCGTTTCAGGTGGAACTTACCTGCAACATTCAGTCCTTGCTAAGTTAGGCAACGAAGATTCTCGTCAGTATGTCATGGCAGCTGATGATTCTTTTACCACCAACCCAGCATTTTCACCGGTTGCTTATGTCCGTCAAGTAGCAACTAACACCACTTCAATTCGCCCAGTCGTAGATGCTTGCGGTGGCACACGCCCACTTCCACAGGCTGGTATGACAGTATCAATTCCAAAAATCACACAGAATGCTTCAGTAGCAACAGTCGCTGAGGGTGGAGATACAACCGGAACTGATGCAATCACTTCAGCTTATGTAAATGCGACAGTAATCAAGAAAGCCGGTTTCCAACGGTATAGCCAAGAGTTGCTCCTTAGATCAGATCCCAGCTTTTATGAGATTATGCTCCAAAATTTAAGAGACGGATATTCTCAGGCAATTGATTCTTATGTAATTGCACAAATCACCGCTGGCGGAACTCAGGCAACTGCTACCGCTGCGACTTCAGCTGGCATGATTTCATTCGTTTCAACTGAAGCTGCTGCTGCTTACAATGCGACAAAGCGCGTTGCAACATCATTGGTTTCAGGCGTAGGCACATGGTCATTGTTGATGGGTTCAGTCGATACAACTGGCCGCCCAATCTACAATGCTGGTCAGCCAATGAACTCAGCTGGACAGACTGCACCAACATCGCTTCGCGGCAATGTAATGGGTCTTGATTACTATGTAGATGCAAACATGGTTTCAACAGTTATTGATGAATCTTCATTCATCATTGAAAAGGGCTCAATCGAAATTTACGAGAGCCCAGCTCTAACACTTCAGACCAATGTGCCATCAACAGGCGAAATTGAGCTGGAATTATTTGGGTTCGTAGCAGCTGGCGTCACCTTTGCGGGTGGTTTGCGCCGCTTCAACCTAACTTGATCTCTAGCCTAGTCGCTCCCGAATAGGTTAATCAGAGAGGATACGAAATGCCAAGTATTATTACCGCAAGCCAACTGCGCACAGTGCTTGGCGTTTCGTCTTCCTTATATTCTGATGCTTATTTAGATGGCATAATCAATAGTGCTGAGGGCATTCTCTTGCCACTATTGGAAAGCTATTCAAACAAGATTGTCGGCTATCAAATAGAAAATGGCACGGCTATTTTCACCACACAATTGCCAAATCAATTTGTGGATAATCAGACAATCACAATTGCAAGCACCGCGAGCGCCTTTAATGGAACTCAAACAGTAACAGACACCTATTCCAGACCTTACGCGTTTAGCATCGCGACAAACGAAGCAGACTTGACTTATCAGCCGGTTATTCCTGCCGGTGATGTCTATGTATCCGGAAAGAGCGCAGCAACTCTTTATGCTTCTGATCCTGACATTGAAAGCGCGACCACAATTATCAGCGTGGAAATTTTCCAATCAATCACGGCAGCTGGCGGTCAAATTGAGGGTGTTGATTTCACGCCAACGCCTTATCGAATGGGCAGATCATTGGCAAGCCGCGTTTATTCGCTTATTGCTAAATATGTCGAAGTCGGAAGCATGGCTCAGTAATGCCAACACCAACGACAATTGCAACCAATGTGCGCGATGCGCTAGCTACTTCACTGGCTTCAGTAGCTGCATCCGTTTATTCAGAGCCACCGGAAACAGTCATTCCACCGGCTTGCATCATTGTGCCGGATGAGCCATATCTTGAAAGCGAATTCATCGGCAATCAATCCGTGCGCGTTAAAATCAATTTTGTCGTGACCGCTGCCGTTGCCTATTATTCAAATGCCGGAGCTCTTGACAATTTGGAGCAATTGATTATTGCCATCATGGGCGTGATACCGACAAATTACACAGTCGGCAATGTAACTCGCCCGAACATCACCCAAGTGGGTGCAACAAATTTGCTGGTTGCAGACATTTCAATCAGCACTAACTACACGCAACAAACAATCTAAGGAGAAACAAAGTGGCAACCACAGTAATCACGGGGCGCAATATCAGCCTTTCATTTACTGGCGGCACTGACATCGAGGCGCAAGCGACTAGCGCGGTGCTAACAAAAGTCAATGAGCGCCAGACATATCAGACACTTGACGGTGAAGCGTATAAAACTACGAATTTGACCGGCACATTTGCTCTGGAAATGCTTGCCGATTGGGGCAAGACAGATTCAGTTTGCGAAGCCATTTGGGCAGCAGCTGAATCAGCACCTGACACCGCAATCAGCGTAACGCTGACCGCTGCAACAGGCGCACAATTTGTTTTCGGCATCATGCCGGATTTTCCGACTGCTGGCGGTGCAGGAATTGATGCACAGACAGTTAGCTGGAACTTTAAGGTCTATCAAGGCACAGTTACTGAAACATTCAGTTAAAAAGGAGATCGGGAGCAATGAAGTTACCAATAACAATTGAATATACAAATGGCAAACAAGCAACCTACATCGCGCAGCCGCCGGAGTGGGTTAAATGGGAGCTAAAGACAGGCAACACAATTTCGCAAGCGCAAGAGAAGATTGGGCTGCACGATCTTCTCTTCCTTGCCTATCATGCCATGAAGCGTGAAACGGCAGGAGCTACGCCAATCAAACCTTTTGAGATTTGGTGTGAAAGCGTGATTGATGTGATTGTCGGTGATGCAAACCCAAAAGCCACCCAGACGGAAGCATCAGCCGAATAATCTGGCAGCTATCACTAGCTTCAGGAATTCCGCCGTCAGAGTTTCAATCGGCTGAAGATTTGCACACAGTGATGGAGTTATTAAAGGAGCGCAATGGCTGACGAAGAGGCAATGGCTTTTGACAAAGCCGAGCTTTCCGCGCTCTTTAAGGCTTTCAAAAATATGGAAGATGGCGCTATCGAAGCTGCAAAAGAGCAATCGGGCGCTTTAGCTTCTTATCTGCAAGGCAAAATTATCAATGCGGCTCACGCTCGTGGCAATAGCACAAAAGCGGCATCGCGTATTGCTGAGGGCAGCCGTGTTAAGAAATCATCCAAAATTGGTGAGCTTTCAATTGGTTTTGCATCTCAAAAGTTTTCAGGCGGCGGCACGACCCAAATGCTTTGGGGCGGCAATGAATTTGGATCTAACAAATACAAACAATTTCCGGTGTGGTCAGGTCGCGAGGGTCGCGGTTCAAGAGGTTGGTTTATTTATCCAACGCTTCGCCGTGAGCAGCCTTACATCGTGAGAGAATGGGAGCAAGGCTTCCAAAAGATTTTGAATGAGTGGGGTTAAAAGATGGCATCTGCATCGAGAACATTAACGCTCAAACTTCTTGCCGATATAAATAACTTCACCGATGGCTTAAATAAATCAACGGCACAAACTAAAAGCGCCACAGAGCAGATTGCTGATTTTGGCAAAAAGGCGGCGCTGGCATTTGCAGCGGTAGGCACGGCAGCTTTAGCTTATGCAAAACAAGCGGTTGAGGCAGCGGCTCAGGATGAAGCTGCACAAATTAAATTAGCTGCAACAATCAATGCCACGACCAATGCAACGCAAGGGCAAATTGCTGAGGTTGAGAAGTGGATAACCAAAACTTCAATTGCCATTGGCGTAACCGATGATGAATTGCGCCCAGCATTTGACCGACTAATCAGATCAACAAACAATGTCGAAGAGGCTCAAAAGCTTCTCAATTTAGCTCTCGATCTTCAGGCTGCAACCGGAAAGCCGCTCGAAACAGTCACAAACGCGCTTGGTAAAGCCTATGATGGCAACACGACTGCTCTAGGCAAGCTTGGTTTAGGTTTAGATGCCAGCACATTAAAGACTGGCGATTTTAATAAGATTGCAGCAGAGCTTGATGCCACTTGGGGCAACTTTGCTGAAGATACTGCCGATTCAACGCAAAAGGGTTTGGATCGCGTAAAGATTGCGCTTGATGAAGCCAATGAATCAATCGGCATGGCGCTCTTGCCTATTGTGCAAGATTTGACCGCTTGGCTTATGGAACATTTCGTTCCAGCTTTGCAAGCCGTTATTGGTGGTTTAACAGGCGATAAGAGTGTTTTAGAGGGCTTGAACGGAACTTATGAAGCGTTTTATCTATGGGGCGAGCGCATTCGTAACATGATTGATTTTGTCATTCGCTTTAAGGATGAACTCGCAATTCTCGCAGGCGTATTGGCAACAGTCTTTGTCGCAAGCAAAGTGGTCGCTGGCATTCAGGCAATTATTGGCGCGCTCGCTTTATTGCGCACCGCTTACATCACCACAGGCATTGCAGCCGCTTTTGCAACTGCTGGCGTTAGCGTTGGAACTGCAATTGCGGCTCTTGCTGGCGTAGGCATTGCAACTGGTCTTTTGATGAGCACAATAAATGGCGGCGGTGGAAGCTCTCAGATTTATAGCAGCAATCCAAATTTAATGACTGGCGGTTCAGGTGGCGGTGGAACTGGTGGCGGCGGTGGCGGCATTTCATTAGGCTCACTTGGATCATTGGGCGGCGGCGGAACTTTGACCGGAACTGGCACAAAAACTGCCACAGTCACAAAGAATTTAGCCGAGCAATCAAATGATTTGATTTTGGCATCGATAGCTGCAAACGCCAATGCAAAGTCAATCAATACGCCAACCGGTGTTTTGAATAAGCTTTCAGCAATGGATGGCACACCGCAAGTCGTGGTCAATGTATCCGGCGCTATTGATCCAGAGGGCACGGCTCGCACCATTGTAAATACATTGAATTCAAGCTTTTATCGTGGAACTGGCGGCGCTGGCGGCTTAGTGACATGACGGAATTCAAACCGATTTGGCAGGTTCAAATTGCTGGCACAAATTTCACAAATGCGATTTTGGCTGATTTGTCAATCACTTCGGGTCGCACAAACATTTATGAGCAAGCTTATGCCGGTTATGCAAACATTACGCTAATCAATCTTGACCAGTCACAGCTTGCTTTTGGCATTCAGGAATCTTTAACCATTTCGGTGCAAGATTCAAACGGCGATTATGTGCCGTTATTTGGTGGCGAAATTGTAGATATTGGCATCACAGTCCAAACGGCAAGCCAAGTGGCTTTAACTCAGTCCGTGAATATTACGGCGGTGGGCGCGCTCGCTCGATTACCTAAAGCTTTAACCAACGGCGTTTTAAGCAAAGCTCTTGATGGCGAGCAAATTGCCGTTATTTTGCGAGATGTGCTCTTTGCGACTTGGAGTGAAGTTCCATCATCAACCACTTGGGCAACTTATGAAGCTGGAGTGACTTGGGCAAATGCCGGCAATAGCGGCGTTGGCACAATCGACACCGGCAATTATGAATTAGCTGCTAGATCATCAAGCCGCACGGATGTCTATTCGTTAGTGAGTGCTTTAGCAAGTTCAGGGCTTGGCTATTTATACGAGGATGCTCAGGGTCGAATTAGTTATGCAGATTCCACGCATAGAACCAACTATCTTGCAGCAAATGGATACACCGAAATTAGCGCAAATAAGGCGCTTGCTCGCGGCGTAAGCATTCAAACACGCGCCGGCGATGTGCGAAATCAAGTAACAGTCGCTTACCACAATGGCGGACAAGCATCAGCTAGCGATACAGATTCAATGGCCATTTATGGTGAGATTGCGCAAATTTTCCAAACGACACTTGACAAGGCAGCGGATGCGCAAGATCAAGCCGATTTCTATTTGGCTTTACGCGCCTATCCACAAGCCAATTTCAATGCGCTTACTTTTGAATTGACAAATCCTGAATTAACCGATGCAGAGCGCGATGCTTTAATCAATGTATTTATGGGCTTACCTATTTCCGTGCCTGATTTGCCTTTGAATATGGTTTCCGGTCAATTCTTGGGATTTGTCGAGGGCTGGACTTGGAAAGCCGGCTTTAACCAATTAGCTTTGACAATCACCGCATCGCCAATTTCATTCAGCTTGCAAGCAATGAGGTGGAATGATGTGCCAGTCGTTGAAACTTGGTCGAGTGTCGCACCGACTTTGGATTGGGCTAATGCGACAATAGTGGCGTAACAAAGGAGAACACATGAGCAATCCCACTTCGAATTTTGGCTGGCAAATGCCAACAAATTCTGACTTGGTCACAGATTTGCCAGCAGACTTTGAGGTCTTTGGTCAGGCGGTTGATACCACGCTGGTTGATCTAAAGGGTGGCACGACTGGTCAGGTATTAAGCAAGGCTTCAAATACCGACATGGACTTTACTTGGATTGAGCAAGACGATACCACCATGAGCTTCAACGCTCAGACAGGCACAACCTACACGCTGGTAGCTGCCGATGTGAATAAGTGGGTTACGGCTTCCAATGCTTCTGCCATCACAGTCACAGTTCCGCCATCAGTCTTTTCTGCTGGAAATGTAATTAACTTGCAGCAAATCGGCGCTGGTCAGGTCACCTTTGCGCAAGGCGCTGGCGTGACCATTACTTCAACAGGAGCTTCTGCAAGCGCACCTAAATTACGCGCTCAATACTCATCATGCTCGATTATCTGCACTGCAAGCAACACTTTCACAATTGTAGGTGACTTGGCCTAATGCTAATTCATGGCGTAATTGCCAGCAGTTATCCTGCCGTTAGTGGTGCTTTTGAATCTATTGCTACCGCAACAGGCACAGGTTCAAGCGGCACAATAACTTTTAGCTCTATTCCAAGCACTTATAAGCATTTGCAGATTCGTATGATGGCGAGCAATACAAACGCTAGCACTGGCTGGTCAGGCTTATTAGTAAGGTTTAATTCCGATTCTGGCACTAATTACACACGCCATTATTTAAGTGGTCAGGGAACGGCTGCCAGCGCTGGTGCTGGAACTGCTTTGACTTCAGCTTTTAACGATAATTTTGTAAGTCGTGCAGGAAATACCAGCACTTTAGCCACAGGCATATTGGACATTCACGATTATGCTTCAACTTCTAAATATAAAACAGTTAGAGGAATTGGTGGAATAGACCTTAATGGATCAGGAGTAATTAATTTAACTTCTAATCTATGGCTAAACACTGCTGCAATAACTTCAATTAGTTTAGTTGCCGAGCAGGATAATTGGACTACTACAACCAAGTTCGCGCTATACGGAATTAAGGGGGCATAATGCCAGCAACTTACGAACCAATAGCAACCACTACGCTAGGCAGCGCAGCATCTTCAATTACCTTTAGCACTATTCCTGCTACTTATACTGATTTGAGGTTGGTGTTGAAAGCAACTTCTACTGGTAATTGTGATGTATTAATGAGATTCAATAGCGATTCTAGCAGCAACTATTCACTAACCATATTATCGGGCAATGGAACAACTGCATCAAGTTATAGAGATTCTAATCAAACATCAATGAATTTTGAATATGCTTCAACTGCTTTATCAACCACGCCAACGCTTTATCAATCAGACATATTTTCTTATGCTGGCTCTACATATAAAACCACATTATTTCGCGAATCTGGTGATTTAAATGGTAGTGGTAATTTGCAAAATACAGTTTTTTTATGGCGCTCTACATCTGCAATAACAACAATAAATCTTTTGACTAGCGCAAACAACTTTGCAACTGGCACAACTGCAACCCTTTATGGAATTAAGGCGGCTTAAATGGCAAATACCTACACTTTAATTTCTTCCAACACACTAACTTCAGACACAACAAGTGTAACATTAAATTCTATACCACAAACTTATACTGATTTAGTTATTAAATATGCAGCAAGAACTGATGGTGGGGGTTCAGTTGGAGATACTTGCTTGGTTACTTTTAATTCTGACACAGCAACTAATTATTCCCGTGTAAGCATAAGAGGAGATGGCAGCACTGCAACATCTTTTATATCAAGTAATGCAACTTCTATTACTTTACACACATATGTAAACGGCAGCGGTGGAACTGCAAATACATTTGCAAGCGTAGAATTATATATTTCAAATTACACAGCAACTTCTTCAAGACCAATATCGGTTGCAAATGCACAAGAGAACAATTCAACAACGGCATATGTATATGGAGGCGCATCACTTTATCGTGGTTCTTCAGGTATTTCATCAATAAATTGGTCAGCGCCAGGAAGTTTATTTTTAACAGGCTCATCATTCTATCTTTACGGAATCAAGAACAGTTAGGGAAAATAATGGATAAACCAACTAAGGTAATCATCAACTGCGAAACAGGCGAGCAGGAAGTTATTGAACTAACTGCTGAGGAAATTGCAGAACTAGAAGCAGCGGCAGTAAAGGCGCAAGCCGAACTAGAAGCTGCTGAAGAAGCTGAAGCGGTAAAACAAGCTGCAAAGGCATCGGCTGAATCAAAGCTTGCGGCTTTGGGTTTAAACGCTGAAGAGATTGCTGCGCTTCGTGGCTGAGTATCCACTTGGCACGGCAGCTCGGATGATCCGCGTAGCCAAAGATGAAATTGGCGTAGCTGAAACCGGTGACAATCTCGTTAAATATAACAATGAAAACGGCTTGGCTTGGTGCGGTTATTTCATCGATTGGTGTGCAAAGCGCGCTGGTATTAAAAAGCTGCCTAGCCAAATAAGCACAATTCAAGGTGCTAACAAGATGAAAGAATTCGGCTGCTGGGTCGATGGTTTGCCAGAGCTCGGCGATTTAGTTTATATGGGGTTTAGTGGGAAAAACACCATTGAGCACATCGGCTTGGTAGTCGGACTAATTGACAAAAAACAAGTGGTCACAATTGAGGGCAATACATCCGGCAAAAATGAAGCAAATGGCGGAATGGTCATGGTTAAAGTGCGCACAATTGGCAAAGAAATCGTTGGTTTTGCAAGACCAAAATATCTTGCATTTTCGGGAGAATATCCGGCGGTGGAAATTCCATCTACCGGCATTCTGAAAGGTAAGAAAAAATGAAAGAAGCAAAAGCATTGGTAGCTTCATGGGCTCGCTCATTTTTAGCAGCTTCTCTTGCGCTCTACATGGCTGGCGAAACTGATCCAAAAACTCTTGGAATGGCTGGCTTAGCAGCGGTGATTCCGGTGATTATCCGATGGCTAAATCCAAACGATTCTGCCTTTGGCTTGAAGTAGCGATTGTCGCTCTTTTACTAGCTGGGTGCTCTTATGACGGATGGACAAGATATCCATGTCAAGCAGCCGAAAACTGGGAAAAGCCAGAATGCAACAAGCCAAGATGTCTGGAAACGGGCACTTGCACATCGGATATCTATGGACACAACCCATCGCAGGATGCAGAAAAGGTTAGCTCCTGAAGATATCCACGCTCGGCTTATTCTGATTATTGGCGGCACTTTAGCCTTGACATTTTTGATTGTTACAGTCGGCGTGGTTTATGCGCTGATATTTGTCACTCAGCCAATTGCTGCGCAAGCGCCAAATGATGCAGCTTTTATTGACTTGCTTAAAACTCTTGCCATTTTCTTGACTGGCTCGCTTGGTGGCGTATTGGCTGGTAATGGCTTGAAGTCTAAACCTAAGCAAGACACGCCCAAAGATGAGCGTAATGCTTGACCTTAAATAGCTCTTGCTTCACCATTTACGCAGGGAGCAACAAAGCTCCCACAATTAGATCGGGAGCTCTAATGAACACTTATCAATGGATTGGCTTTATTTGGTTTTTTGCAATGGGCTTTGGGGTCGGCTATTTACGCGGTTTCGATGTCGGGCAAGTTAAGGGCTACATGCGGGGTCGTGCGGTTAATCGCCACATCAGTCAGTTGGTGAAGCGATGAAAGAAATTGCAGCAGCTTTAGTCTTGGCTCAGACCAAATTTCAACCGGCTTTGAAGAATAGCCAAAACCCACACTTTCGCTCAAAATATGCAGATTTGGGCGCTTGCATTGAAGCGGTAATTGATGCGCTACACGATAACGGAATTGCTCTTATCCAGCACACTGCTGAAAGCGATAAAGGCATTATCATTAGCACGACTTTTCTACATCGCTCAGGCGAAATCTATGAGGCTGGCTCGTTATTTGTGCCAGCTTCTCAACAAACACCGCAAGCCTATGGATCAGCTTTAACCTACGCTCGCCGATATTCCTTAATGACCGCTTGCGGCATAGCGCCTGAAGATGATGATGGCAATGCGGCATCAAAAGTTCAACCGCCACGCGTTTTCAATCAACACGATGAGGAAGTCGATGTGTGGGCTACCAACACAATGGATTTCAGAGCAAGCGCAGCAATATCAGCCGATGCGCCTTATTGCAATCATGGCATCATGACATTAAAAGAGGGCGTAAAAGACGGCAAGCCATATAAGGGCTACACCTGCACCGAAAAGGATCGAGCCAATCAATGTCAAGCGCGCTGGATGGTAATGTCTAAAACCACCGGCGAATGGCGTTTTAAGGATGGTGAGTAATGGGTTACATGATTATGACAAGCCTAGCCACAGGTGAGCAAGCATTTATTGGCGAGGGGCATATTGTGAAGCTTCCGCCAATCTCATGGCGCTGCGATTTATGCAAAGCCAATGAGCATCCGGACAATGGTGCATTCAGATATGTAAATCATCCATTCGAGTATTGGGCTTGTAATCGATGCATTGATGCAGGTAAAACGCTATGAACTATGTCAAGCTTGCAAATGATGAATTAGCACAATGCACAGTCGCTGGACTTCAAAGGCTTATGCGCAAATTGGCTGGTCACAATTCCGGTCATTACTATAACAATTCGTTATCATTTCAAGAGCGTGTATGCGAAGAGGCTGAGAGCGTTGCAGCTGAATGGGCGGTGGCTAAATATTACGGCTTGCCATTTGAACCATCTGAGGCAAATAACCATTTCAAAAACAAAGCCGATGTGGGCAATGCGCTTGAAGTCAAATGGACTAAATATGCAGATGGCTCATTGATTATCTATGAATCAGATCGCAAGACTGATATAGCGGTGCTAGTCGTGGGCAAAAGTCCGAACTTTGTGATAAAGGGTTGGATACCGGTAACAATGGCTCAAAGAGATCGTTATCGCCATGCAAGTCAGCCCACATGGTGGGTTAGCCAAAACCATTTGCAACCTATTGAAACGCTAGGAGCGAGCATTTATGCAGCAGCAATTGATTAAAACAAAATGCCGTGTATGCAAAAAGGTTACAAAGCACGGCAATTTAGATGCAGCAAATGAAATGAAGCTTGGCGATGGCGTTGCTTTACTTCAATGCTTGGAATGTGGAGTTATGGGCATCGAACAAATTGAGGTGAAAAATGCCTGATTATGCTTGGAAATGTCAATTCTGCGACTTCCGCGAAACCATATTCAAACCATTTGCAGCTGAATGGGTCATTCCAATTTGTCCTGAATGCAATACCGAAATGCGCCGCGATTATCGAATTGCCGGCGTTCATTTCAAAGGCGAGGGATGGGCTGGTAAAAATGGGTCATAATCAAGCGCACCAATTAGAAGCTAAAGATGAACATTACACACCCAAATTCATATTCGAACAATTGGGATTGACATTTGACCTTGATGTAGCTGCACCATCGGGGGGGGTGGATTGGATTCCTGCAATAACCTACTTTGACGAAGAAGCTAATGGATTGGCTCAAAATTGGTATGGTCGCGTTTGGATGAATCCGCCATATTCAAGCCCAACCGCTTGGGTTTCAAAATTCATTGCACATGGCAATGGCATTGCATTATTAGTGGTTTCAAGATCCAAATGGTTTCGAGATTTGTGGGCTGCTTCAGATGCAATTGCATTAACACCTTACAATATGAAATTTGAAAGACCGGATGGACATCGCAAACAAATAAGCTTTCAAACCATGCTATTTGCTATCGGTGACACAAATGCCAAAGCTTTGAGCAATCTAGATTCGAGAGTGCGATGAATTCACAATCTGTGGATAACTTGGTCATGACTGGTCATAATAAGCGTAAGTTATCCACACCCTTGACTAGTGTGTTACGCTTTTCTCGCGCTGGAGAGCCGCTTGCGGTGAGCTCGAAAGCAAGACGAAATGCGTTTGGGCTATCTCTATGCCTAGCGGCTATCTCCATGCAAACGATGCCACTAAATGCAGCAACTAATACTGATCACTATAAGCTTTACTTACATTCAAAGCTAATAAGCGAAAAGCAATATAAATGTGCTTATTATGTGGCACATATTGAAAGCAGATGGAATCCACTTGCGCACAATTCTGGTCATTATGGGTTATTTCAAATGAAGAATGACAAAGTTAAATACTTAAATGCTTATCAACAAATTGATATGTGGTTGCGTTATGTAGCACATCGATATGACAATAAGCCTTGCAAAGCAATGTCACATTTGAAGATTAGGAATTGGCAATGAGTAAAGGATGGAAAGGCGGAAGCACAAGCGAATGGCGCAAGCTTCGCGAGATTGTCTTTAAGCGTGATGGTGCAATATGTGTGCAATGCGGTGAAGATGAAAGAACAAAGCTGCACATTGATCACATAATTCCTAAGCGATTGGTTGGAGATAGTGGCGATCAATTAGATAACTTGCAAGTATTGTGCCAAAAATGTAATTTGAGTAAAGGTGGGCGTTTTTTTGATGAGGTTTCACACCCCCGACTATTTCCTTTCCAAAAGACCCCTAATGCCAGCGTAAGCCATGACCAAGCCTGATTCCGCCCCGATACACCTAAGACCGGCTGATAACGGCTTAAATCGGCTTACAGAGGTCTTAAAAGAAGCTCCAAAATCGCTCTTAGGAAAGCCTGAACCGCGCATTCACACGCCCTATAACGACTATCCAAGCAAGGGTCAAGAGCTTATTGACTTCGCTGAAAGTATCTTTCCGCATGGCTTTATGGATTGGCAAAAGCACCTAGCAATACACGCAAACAAAATAAAACCGGATTCCAGATGGGCTCATCCGCTATTTACGGCAATTGTGGCGCGCCAAAACGGCAAAAGTGCTTACATGATGGCAAGAATCTTAATGGGTTTATTTCATTGGGATGAAAAGCTTCAAATCTTATCCAGCCATCGACTTTCCACATCCGTTGAGCGTTTTAGAGAAGTCGTGCAGATTATCGAAGAGAATGAAGAGATGAGCAAGCAGGTTAAGCGCATCCGGTGGGCTCATGGAGCTGAGGAAATTGAAACTCTAAACGGCAATCGCTTTGTGCTTAAAGCTGGCGGCGCAGCTGCTCGCGGTATGAGCCGACCAGCCGTAATCCATCTTGACGAATTACGCGAAATGCGTGATATGGAAAGCTTTGCATCTTTGAGATATACCTTAATGGCTGCGGAAAATCCACAATTGCTTTGCTATTCAAACGCCGGTGATGCAACGAGTTTAGTGCTTAATTCTTTTCGTGAAAGAGCGTTGGCAGCTGCGGCAGGTGCAAAAGATGACATTGGTTATTTTGAATGGTCATCACCTACGGATGAAATCAGCCTAGAAAATGCGGCTTATTCAAATCCGGCTTTAGGTGTCACTATTCATCCCGATAACTTAGAAGCAACCTTTAATGATCCAGCAGATGTCGTGCAAACAGAAATTCTTTGCCGTTGGGTGCAGACAATCAATAGCGTGGTCGATGCTTCCAGCTGGAGCAAGTGCGTAGATAGCAAAGTCGATTTGGACACCGAGAAGCTGACATGGCTTGCCATCGACATGAGCCCAGATCGAAGATTTGCCGCTTTAGTTGGTGCTCAAAAGCTTGACAATGAGCAATTTGTCGTAAAGCTTCTACACACTTGGGAGAATGAGCTGCAATTAGACGATAAGGCAATTGCAAATGAAGCTGCTATTTATGCTCGCAAATATCCAATTGAATATCTGCTTTATTCGCGCAAAACTTCCGGTGCGGTAGCGGCAAGAATGCAACCGGCTGGAATTCCTATCTTTGAAATGGATGCTGCCTATCCACAATCTTGCGATGAGCTTTTGGGCGCTATAAATAGCCAGCGGCTTCGCCACAGAGGTCAAGACGAGCTAACGAAACAAATGCTGAGTGCCGTAGCGTTGAAACGAAATGATGGCTGGATTATTGGGCGCAGGGCATCCGGTCAAGCCGTTTGCGCAGCGGTGGCAACGGCATTGGCTACACATTTTGCGACACGCCCAGAGATAGAGATAGACATTTTAGCGATGTAGGGCTATAAGCCTTGCGAGAATACGCGCATGGGTTTATTGGATACATTCCGCGTTAAAACAGTCGAGCCGTCAAGTGCCGATGTCGCGGCAGCTCTTCCATTACCGACCATTGATTCTTTGATTATCCCTTTCAATGGCACAGTTACTGCAACGCGTGAAGAAGCAATGAGCGTTCCAGCGGTAGCGCGCGCTCGCAATATTATTTGCAGTGCAATTGCGGCGTTACCTTTGGAAGTGTGGGATAAGGCAAGCGGAACTGAAATCGACCCACCAAAATCAATTTCATTACCAGATCGCCGCGTTAATGCAGCAGTCACTTACACATGGCTTGCAGAAGATTTGCTCTTTTATGGTTACGCATATCTTCGTGTTAATGAACTTTATGCCGATACTGGAAGAATTCGCGATGGTGAGCGTATCAATCCAACTCGCGTTCAGATTGTTACCAATCGCTTATCAACTGAGATTGAATACTATGTCGTAGATGGAATTCCATGCCCGCAATCTGGTCCGGGTTCTTTGGCAGTTTTCTATGGAAGCGATGAGGGGTTACTTAATCGTGCTGGCAAAACAATTCGCGCCGGTGCAGAGTTAGAGCGCGCAGCTGCGATGTATGCAAAAGAGCCAGCGCCTACAATGGTCTTAAAATCAAATGGTTCAGCTTTGCCAGCAGATCGCATTGCAAAACTATTGGAATCTTGGGGCGTAGCGCGTAGAAATCGCGCGACTGCATTCCTAAATGCTGATGTGTCACTTGAAACAATTGGTTATGATCCTGAGAAACTTCAATTGAATCAGGCGCGTTCCTATATTGCAACAGAATTGGCGCGAGCCATCGGAATACCAGCTTACTTCTTGGATGCCGAGAGTGGTTCATCGATGACTTACGCCAATGCTAATTTAGCAAGACAAACATTGGTTGATTTCTCACTTCGACCATTGATGACAAGCATCGAGCAAAGGTTATCCATGCCGGACTTCCTGCCTAGCTCACAAATTTGCAAGTTTTCGTTAGACGATTACTTGCGCGGTTCAGCTTACGAGCGCGCGCAGGTTTATGAAATTCTCAACCGCATTGGCGCAATGTCGGCTGAAGAAATCCGCGAAGAAGAGGACATGATTAAATGAAACTAAATGTGCCAATGACAATCACGGCAGCTGATGATCAGAGCCGCACCATTACTGGTCGCATTGTGGCATTCGATGAAGTAGCAAACGCTTCAACTGGTCGAGTGACATTTGCTGAGGGTTCAATTGAACCTAAATTAGTTTTGCTTAACTTAGAACATGACCGCACACGCCGCATTGGTAAAGCTTTATCAATGGAATTGGCAGATGGCGGCAAAGCAATTAACGCGACATTCAAAATTAGTAACACCACCGCCGGCAATGATGCAATCGTTGAAGCGATGGATGGGCTACGCGATGGATTCAGCGTTGAATTAAAAGTAGATGATTATGAAGTCGCAAAAGACGGCACAATGAAAGTTTTGAAAGGCACATTAGAGGGTGTCGCGCTAACAAGCGAGCCAGCGGTGCGCTCTGCGCGAGTTACTGATGTCGCAGCAAATGAGGGCGAAGAAGAAGCGCCAAAAGAAAATTCTGAAGCTGATGAAGTTTCAGATGCAAACACAAATCCAAACGAAGGAGAACAAGTGTCAGACACTACCGTTCCAGCTCCTGCCGATGATGTAGCGGTAGAAGCATCTGAAGCCGTAAAGGCAACATCAAAGCCTATGGCTTTTACATCACCACGCTCACCAATCGTTTCAGGTGGAACTTACCTGCAACATTCAGTCCTTGCTAAGTTAGGCAACGAAGATTCTCGTCAGTATGTCATGGCAGCTGATGATTCTTT